TTGCCTGTACCATCTAGTTTTTCAGCATTATCTGTACGCATACCTTGACCTACATCGTATGCAGTCTCAGTAGCAGTAGCAGTTGGGTTCAATACAGCAGGGTTAGAACCACTCTGTGCTGTAGTACCCATACCAACAGCAGCTGAAGTCCAGCCCTGTGTTAGGTCGAAGTTTGCGTCCTGACCAGAGAAAGCGGAATCCACTTCATTGTAGAAGGTCTCCGTTCCTGTCATAGTCTTATAACGTGAACGCATTGCGAAGATTAGTCCAGTAGGACCACTCATTGGTTGAACGCCAGCAAGATCATATGCGATCAAGTTTGGCATTGCACGTCTAATCAAAGAGATTAGAACGGGGTCGAAACCAGCAACTGGAGATGATGCTGAACCACCAAAACCTGCATTAGCACCAGAATTGGTGTTAACAGTTGGTTGCTCAGTCAGCATTGTAGTGCCGCTTTCAAATGCTTGTTGTTCTCTAAGGAACTTTTCTTGGTTTTCTAACAGGACTGCGGTTACCGCACGACGATGATTATCTTGGATTTTTGATGATCCTTCATGGTCGAGAAGTGGTGCCCACTTTTCCTGCAGTGCTTCAGATTGAAACATTGCTTTTTTACCTATAAAGTGTAATTTTACGTTTGATTAATATTAAAATCAGTTTTTGCTAGTCGCAGACAGTGCGCTTAGGTATGATGCCATTGAGTTAGAATAAGATTCTGGTGCAGGGGCAACTCCCTCTGATAGTGTCTCGGTCTTAGCAGTTGCTGGAGCTGACTTAGTTGTAGGGAAATAAGATTCCTTTAACGTCTCCAACTTTTCACGATATTCTGTTTCACTTTCAAACTCTACACTTTCGGCAAGTGAGGCGAGCTTCTCTTTCTGAGTGGCCGCTAGACCTTCAGAAACGTCGGCAAGAATTACGTCTGAAGTAGACTCAGCGAGTCTCTTATTCAGAGTTACATTCCTTTCAATTTGCTCATTGAGTTTGGACTCCATATCATCTAGTTTTTCTACCATACTCTGTAGTACATCATACTTATCTTCAGGGATTGATACATAATGTTCTTCAAAAAGACTCTTAAGACCAGTCATAAAGGACTCAGAAAGTTCTTCCTTTAAACCGTTCTCTACTGCGAGTTGGTTCTCAGTGAACCATTCCTCGGAAACATACTCAAGGTAGGAATCAACACGATCATTAAGTGCTCCTTTGATTTCTTCAACCTCTTCAAGCAGTTTAGTTTCATAACCTGCTTCTAGAGATTCCTTGATCTGCTTAACTTGACCTTTAACTGCAGTTTCGAGGATTGTCTTTGCTTTTGCTTTAAAGTCTTCGGACAATTCTTCACCTGCAACCAAAGCATTAACATCATCTTCGATGTCAATCTCAGTAAACTCAGGTGCTTCAGCAACTACTTCTTCTTCTGTAGTCTCTTCTTCAGCAACTACTTCTTCAGTTGCAGTCTCTTCTTCAGCGACTACCTCATCAGTTGTAGTTTCTTCCTCTTCAATTACAGACTCATCGGAAATTTCTTCCTCTTCTTTCACTTTTTGCATTGGTTCAGCAGGTTTTGCACCCTTGTTAACAACATCTCTTACTTGCTTAAGAGGACCAGCAGCGTCTTTCAGCTTTGCTGAATCGTTATCTGGTTTGTAGTTATCTGGTGTAGGGCCGCCTAAATCCTCAAAAGGAGGTGTATTGCCTGGTGTTTTTACACCAGCTGCATTGCTTCCTTCTTTTGGTAGGGGATCTCCAGGACGTGCGTTAGCGTTAACAGCAGTCTTGGATTGCTTTGTGCCTACTTCCATTTCTTGTAATTCGTTGCCACTAGACATTTGGGTAATCTCCGATTTCCTGTAAATTGTTAAAAATCTATATTTATTTATAATGTTAATGTTTACAATGAGTTAATAAACTCATTAAATAAACCAATTTTATGCTCTTCGAGGCGTTTTTGCTCTGCTAAACGCTCAATTTTTGTTTTTGTTCTTTCAGCAAGTCTTTCACGAAGGGTAGTACCTTCCCAGACCCACTCTTTTCCTTCCATAATTCCCTCAACAAATGCATCGGGAGCAGAAGGATCAGCGACTATATCAGCAGCAGTTGCTAACATAAAGTCATCACCAACAACATTAAACCCCTCTTTGGTTGGTTTCAATGAACCAATACCACGAGAAGAAACGCCAAGTTTAACACCTTCTCCTATAAGTGAAGATGCAATTTGACCCATTGGTGTATTCAGAATCTTTGCTTTTCCAATAAAATTAGAACCTGATTCTTTAAGTGACACAATTTTATGTGAAACTCTATCAAGGTTAACTGTTGGTCCTTCAGGGTGACCTAATTCACCAAGTGCTCTACCAGTTACAACGTTAGATTCGTTATATCTAGAAACCTCTTTTGCAAGAGTTTCCATAGGATACATTCTACCATTACGGTTTTTTATGTTTCCTTGGAGAAAAACTCCCTCAATATAGAGAGACTTCTTTCCATTCTTTTCTTCAGTTACGAATTCGACGGTTTCGATTTCTTCTCTAATGAGTTTCATTATGTGTCTCCTGATACTTGAACTTGTTGTATATAAGCATTACCAGATCCAGTTGATGTTAAACATGCTACCTTAAAGGAACCTCTAAGTTCTGCATAATTACTAGATGACAATGCGGTATGTGCATAACCAACTCCATAATTATTGTTAATGATACATCTTGTACCAAAATAACCATTAACACCAGCACTATTATTAACTGATGCTACACATTTATGACTAAAATCATAATATGATTGATCTCCTCCACCACCATTCGTTACTGTTAAACTAACAGCATCTCCTGCCTCGAAAGGACAACCTGTTCCTTCTGGAAAATCAATAACAGTAACGAATGCACCATCTGCACCGTTAACACCTGCAGTTGCATTAGTAGTAGTAATACCAATAACTTTATTTGCTCCAGGAGCACCTAAAGCAATAATTCCAGTACCACCTGAATGAACGTAATATCCATTAGCAGCAGTTGCAGTTGGATTAGTTCCAATAGCAACAAAAGAATCAGCACCTACACAAGCAACTCTTAAACTTCCTGTTTTGTGGGCTAATGCACCAGTCGCAGCACTAGATGTGCTAGTAGAGCGAGTAGTGGTATCCCCAACTGGTTTATGTCCCATTATTTTCCAGAAATCATTTTACTAGTTTTATTTATAAATATCAGACACCTTCTCCACCAACAGACATAGAAGTATCAGTTACTTTTTCTACTTCATCTTCTGTTGACTCTTCGGGTTCTGGTGAATCAAAGGTTTGATTAGCAACGGTTGACTTATAACCATCAACTTTATCTGCTGTTTTTGCAAACAACATGTCTTTAATTCGATCACTAATTTGGGAAGGTGATTTATCAGCGATAATCATATCCATGAGTTCACCTTGTACGTCATTCATATCAGGCATTGTAATAATTCATTAAGTTAACCTTTAGTATTTATGTATTAATGAGAATAGAAATTTTTCTCCAAAACTAACTTAGATAAACGATTTTTCATATCGTAAACATCTTCGGTAGGTTCTTTAATCGGTTCCTTTCCGTTATACACACTTACTCTATTTTCCATATAAAAATCTACAGCATTATACAATAACTGCAGATCTCTAACAGTAAAAGCCTTAAATCTCTCCACCTTTAGGAAGCTCCACAGGTTTCATAGTTTCAGACTCTAGATCTGGTTCCATTACTGGAGTACCACCATCCATATCTGATGCGGTTGCTGGAACAGCATCTAATGGTAATCCAGTTTCTGGATCAATGGTAGCAGGATCAGGAATAATCCCATCCTTTATCTCTTTTTTAATTAACTTATCTTGTTCTATTATCTCTTCATCAGTCTGTCTAAGGATTCTTCTTCTTACATAATCCTGAGAGAAATACCTTCCGACGTATGGTTCTGCTGTTGCAATAGTATTTAATCTCTCGTTTAACAATTCAGATTCCTTTAATTCAGAGAAATGATTGTCATATAAGAAGTCATACTGAATATGCTCACTCATAACCTCCCAATCTTCTGGAGTAACTACGTTCTTCAGGAGTAATTGGGTCTTAAGCATATCATTAAACATATTTGAGAATCTCTTTCTCAAACGTCCAACAAACTTAGTAAACTTTAATTCGTCTCTTAATATCTCTGATGATCTTCCCAGATTAAATCCTCCTTCTCCGTCCATTCTTGATGGGGGTACATTGAGCGACCTATATAATTTCTTTTTGAAGTACTCAATATCCGTGATTTCACCAAGGTTTTGA